CTATTTACACCAATATTTTTGGGAGCAATGCTTTCTTCATATTTTATATGTGCCCAATCAACAATTGATTCAGGTTTTACAACTTCTTCAGGAAATAATAGACAATTGTGTATACCAAAATATAATTGGTGCTGACCTGACGCTTTATTTATTGCGTCAGATACTGTTTTGGACAATTCCCAATCACGATACGATGGAATTTGTATAAATATTGATGACATTTACCATTTGCCAAGTGGGCATACTGCACCTTTTAATTTAACTTTCATAGTCATAAAACATCCGCATTTTTTGCATTGTTTTGTTAAATCAATTAACTCTGGGCAAGCTAAACATATTTCATATCTGGCAGATGAAACTTGATCATCTACATAGTTACTAGAGTTCAAAAGATGCCAAGGTCTTGCTGTCCCCAAATTTTTTTTATACTCTTGCCAAGCTGATGTCATTATGGTGCTACAAATTCTGTGCCGTTCCATGTCCAGCCCGGAACAACATCTGGCTGGCCTGTAACTTCAATCACAGTTGGATTACTTGCTAAACCAGCAGCCCAAGCCGGGGCATTAGTGCCGCTTAATGTGTCATCAAATTGAATTTGCATAAACACATCTCCTTCAGCAATACAAACAAATCTTCTAGTTGTCATTTAATTTCTCCTTTAAAACATTATATCATTAACCAATACAGAAATTGCCACCACTGCTCTTTATACATGTAAAACCTTCAGGACATGCTGGCGAACAACAATTGCTTGGAATAGCATCCCCATTATTGCCAGCGCATGGGTCAGGGGCTGCGGTGGTGGTTGTTGCTGCGGTTGTAGTTGTAGCGGCGGTTGTAGTTGTAGCAGGGAAAACACATGTTCCGTTAACACACACTTTTCCTGGCGGACAATTAAAGTTATCAGCGCATTCTGGCGGAGCTGCTGTAGTAGTTCCAGCAGTAGTCCCAGCAGTAGTAGTCCCAGCAGTAGTGGTGCCTCCACTGCTAGATGTTGTTGTAGCAGATGTCGTACTATTGCATAAGGCTAAACAATAAGGAACGCCATCAACTATAGCAAATAGATCGTTGCCAGATTTTACAAATTCCCATTGTTGCTGACTATGATTTTCATAAATAACACCCGAATCTGTATAAACCGTACTTGACGCAGTATTATTATTGGATGAATAAACAGATGAGAGCTCCATTATGCCTTGTGTAACAACTGCTCTTGGGAAAACACCGCCAGATGCGGCTCCATCAACTTTCATGCCAGCAAAATTTGAACCAAGGAATTTGCCAAGCTCCATGTCACCAGAAAAATTACCACCAGTAATAAGGTTGTCTCCAGAAATTTGCCATCCAGCAATTTGACCGGCTGTTGCAGTTACTGTTCCAGTTAATTCCAGATTTGTCCCATTAAAAAACATAAAATTATTAGCAGTGCCAACAGAAAATGTTCCATTTGAGTCCCAATAATTAAGAGCATTAATATATATAGAATCAGCTTGAATTTGACCTCTAATTACCGCAATATCAAATTCAGCAAAACCATTGCTATTAATAGCCCAGCCGGAAACATTTGGAACATAATTGCCACTACTAATTATATTGTTAACTAGTACAATATTTGCTGCTAATTCACTAGCAGTTACTGCACCAGCCGCTATGTTTACAGACTGAACTGAATTTGGTGCTAAACGAACTCCAGCTGGACCTAGAATATCTGTTGTAATAATATTAGATATTACTGTTTTTAAATTATCAAAATTCCTTTGTTGGGTTGTTTGACGAGTAGAACTGCCTACCTTACCAACAACAAAATCATAAATTGAATATCTACTTACATCAATTAAAGCCGAAGATTGACCATCATGATTATGACCGCCTTCAAAAAACAAAATTGTATTTTCAGATGTGCCTTTTGAAAATGGCATTAAACAACCTTCCTTATAACAAGTGATTGGGTTACAGTAGCACTGTATGAAAAATCTGTACTAATAATCCAATAATCACCATTAATTATATCAAATGAATCCATTGAAGATATCCTTATTCTATCTCCAAGTTGTAATTTAGGAATAGGTAAAATATTTAAGTTTATAACAGGAACTGGGTCTGACATTTTATTTATAATAAAATTAGCTAAATTTTGAGCATGTGTTAAATCAGTAATAAATTCATTTTCTATCACTATTTCTTTAAGACCATATCTTCTTATATTGTCATCTAATGTAGCTTTTTGTTCTTTCACATCTCCAGTTTTATCTGTTACTACAACTGGGATGCCAGCAATGCCAGCGAAATGTTTCTCCCCGGTCAATGGGTTTTCACCTTCAATATAAACAATATCACCATTGACTGTGCTGTTGGATGCAGCCAGTATTAATTTAGCACCAAAAGGCGTTGGGTTGTATTTAATCAATTCTATTTTCGGTGGATATACTGTACTCATATTGGTGATCAGTGGATTTTCAATTTTAAAAGCTGGAGCTTTATCGTATAGAAGATCATAATTCTTTACTTCTCTGACTAAAGTATTTGCATTATGAGATGCAACTGATGTATCAAACAAGCCCCTCTCTAAATTTAAAAATGAATTACTTGTAGTGTTGCTATATTTTACAATTTCATTATTTATTTTAAGATAACCAGATTTTGAAAAATATGGATTATCTGTTGATAAAACATTAATTGATATGTCATTGTTAGAAAAAGTGTTTGACAATTGAGTTACACCCAATGTTGTTGGGTCTTCTGCTCTCCATAAACTTTGTTTTTGAATTAAGTTATTAGCTACACCATTAACTTTTACAACAACTTTATTAGTTTGCAATTGCACATTGTAACTTGCATCAATAATATTTGAAGAATCAGACAACTGATATTGAACATTGGCGTGTTGTGCTATTGAAGTTTCAAAAAATCTATTGAAATGTTCATACTGGGCTACATTCTTTTCATCTATATAAAATCTTCCAAGATCAGCTAAGCTTATATTATCAATGACTTCCTGTATGGATGAGTCATTGCCGTATATAAAAGGCATAACCCTTACTTCTTTCATTTGTGTTTCAATATAATTGTTTTTAATTCCCTCAGAAGAAATTTGTTTGTTAAAAATAGCAAATTCATCAATGTAAAAACTTCTCAAAACAGATGGGGGAACTTCTGAGCCAGAAGTAAATGAAGCCCCGCGGCCACCAAAGGTTAAATTTTTATTAGAAAATGAAATTAAATTACCGGATGTTGTTACTGTGTTTGACAAGGAACCATTGATATAATATTTCAATACATTGTTTTTGTATGTAACTGCAATATGATTGTAAATTGAAGAAGATAATCCCGTATTGCTACTTACAGTTTGAATTCCAGAACTGGATACAAATTTAAAACCATTAGAGCTATTTGAGTTGAAAAATTCAAAACCAGAACTAGGGGATGCGTTACTCCAATTACTAATGTATTCACCATTGTTGGAAAAGCTCCCATTGTTAAATTTTGCAAATATTTGAATACTAAACTCTCCAGTGTAAGATGAAGATGATGTATTGAATACATCATAAGATATATGATATGGTGTTCTCAGATATGAATTGGCAGATAACAAAACACTCTTGCTTTCGCTATCAGAAACAACACCGCTTTCTTGCGATATGGCAACATTACCTAAATATATTGCATCATTCCTTCTAGCCGATCTTTCAATAACATTAACATTTGCAGTCGGTGTCCACGAGTTTGCTGAAAATGTTAAATAAGTATTGTTATTTTTTGCACCAATTTTATCGTTAGCAACCATTGTGTAGCATTCATTAGCATATACATCATCTTGATTGCCATTATATGTCTTACCAAGTGATATCTGGAACGGCTCCCCAGCGACATATTCTTCTGTAAAAAATTCAATTCTTAACTCATATGGGTTGCCAGCCGTTAATGAAAATTCGCTTGAAGTAAAAGTTACAGCTGAATTTGAGCCGGAGTCAACAACCCTCCATTCATCTATAATTAATATTTTATTTAAATAAACTCTACACCCACCTTTGTTTATTGATAATAATATCTCATAACTGCCGGTTTGCGATGGTAAATAATATCCATCAAATACGCCATTAAAATATTCATTTACAACAACTGAATTTTTATCTGTAAATTGCCCAGAAACGAAGTCTAAAGCGAGAGAGCTGTTTGAAGATATGCTTGATGTTTTGGTAGTTAAAGATGGTGTTATATATGCTTTAACATCCAATGCTTTTTCATACAAAGTTAATTCTCTATCATTAGCATCTAATTTAATATCACGAACAGAATTTAAATCTGTTGCGGGTACTTGAACAAATCTTGCTCGTAAAGATGTTGAAACTATTTTTTGGGAATTGGCTCTATCTATGCTGTTTTCATCAAATCCGTAATGCAAAATAGCATTATTTTTTTTATAGCTTTTTGACGGAGGAGACAGATATTTAATATCCGATTTAGGAAAATTTGTCATTAGCAATAAATGCTCAACAGCTTCCGCAACAGTGGAGTCTTGAAGTAAAAACCCTTTTGTCAACATTTTTTCATTATTAAATTTGCTCCTATCTGTTAAGTTTGCAGTAACATTCATGCTTGACGAAGTTGCTTGCCATTCGTCAATATAAAAAACACCATATGGGACATACTCGTAAATATCAAATTTAATTGCCGATCCAGAGCTGTGGGGTTTTGCAGATGTTCCACCAACTCCTCTTTCTATAATGTTAAAAGAATTACCAGTGCCTTTTTCTGCAATAACTATTTCTTTATTAACAGTGTTAGGCTCTATTGTTAATAAATAATAATCTCCAACCCCGCCATTTGGAAAATCACTTACGCTATTTACAGTCCATACATTGGCATTGGAAGCAACGTTTGAAAGAAGCACTGCTTCTACGAATGTATCATTATGATAATGTATTTGCCATCCCGCATTTACATAAACAGCAATATCTTTTTTCATGTATTTACCAAAATCAGAGCTGGAATTGAACAAATTAAATTCTTTACCAGTATTATCAAATGTAATTGAAGATGTGTTGCTGCCGCTGCCAGCAATTGGCAAACTAGTTTCGTGGACATCTCTTACTTTTGATACACTAAAATCCATTACATAGTCAGTCATATCAAGCCGGTAAATTGGCGACATTTCATTTATTCTTGCGTAATCTAATGGATTTTTTGTTGTATAAATAGTTAAAATAATTTTATTTATGTCATTTGAACTTACCCCATCAAGATAATGTTCAAAAAGATAATTATTTTCTGGTATTTCAGCATCTACATTGTACACAAGATTTACTGTATTATTATAAGCTTTTATATTATAGCTTTTTATTTGACCATTGTATTCTGAAGTAACTACTTTGATTAAATTAACCTTTCTTTCTGCAAACACATACGTTAATAGAACTGGATCTGCGAATTGATATCCGTTTAATGTTGCATGAAGTGAACTAGTGCTTTTAACAGATGATTGATAACCAAATTCATAATTTTCTTCTTTTGTTGGAGGCATACAATGCCATTGACCATTTGCTGTAATAATTTTGCCATTAACATCTTTAGCATCACACACAGCCCATGTGAATGACTGTCGTTCTATACCATTAATTGATTCATTTGGAGTAAAATAAAAATCAGCCCCTCTTGATCTATTTATTAAAATTTCATTCGCTGACAATGTTCTGCTGCCAGATAACATCCCAGAAACATTTTGAGATACAGTTGCTTCAGAAATTTTAGAATTAGTATAGTTGCTTGTTGCAATTTCAGTATTTGAATATTTATCAACATGCCTGCTGTCTAGCCAATCAATAAATATTAAAGGCTTTACGCTTTGCGCAATGCCCGCAATTGCTGTGTTAAATGATGCTGATATTTCTTTGTCGTATAGGCCGTATTGAAGCATTTAAACCTCTTCCAAGCTCATAGAGCAGTCCCAGAAGTAAACATCACTAGCCAAGTCTCTTCTTATTAAAGTTTCATTATAATCCTTCACTAATACATTATAACTTGTTTCAGTATAAGGCGCTGTCCCTGATTCATCTAAATTAATAATTTTTAGAACATGACCTCTTGGGTCAGAAGCTATTTGTTGAATAAAATCACGACCTCTTTCATTATCGGCAGTGTATTCTATTGAATTTGGCAACCATGACCAAGATATATTAAACACTCTACGCCCAGCCCGATTTGTTGATTTGTAATATCTTTTTTTCCTATTATTCCAATTTACAGTTTCAACGAAAATTGGCTCAACACTCATATCTAATTTTCTATTATGGTTTGTTAGTGGTTTATCATCAAGCAAAATTAATGTTCTGTATATAGATGAATCAATTGCGGCATTAATATTTGAAAACAAAATTGTTGGTTGAGCCAAAAGAGCACCCATGTTTTGTATTACAATATTTATATTAGCAAGCGATATTCTTCCAGCTACAGTGATTGAAACTGATGATGACAAAGACGAAGCGATATTTTTAGTAAGCGTCAATGTAGCCACCAAGGAAGACGTAACGGCGATGCTGCTACTTGCAAAAGAAGTTTTAACAGCAGATGATGTTAAAACAGACTGGGCTGATAATACAGCATTTGATAGCGCTTGCTTGATGGCAGATGATGTCAATGAACCACTGGAGCTAAGAGCTGAGGATGCGGCTGATAATTTAATTGAAGAAGATTGCATATCTGACTCAACAGACATTACACATGAAGCTTCTTTTACTCTTGTTCCTAAAGTTAAAGTTGCACCATCTACATTTATATCAATTACAGCAAATGATATTTTGATAGAAGTCGCTACAACATTGCTTTGAATAGATTGATTAGATTGAGAAAATGCTATTTTTACAGCACTTGCAGATACATTTGATTCAACCAAAATATTGCTATCTATAAGAATAGCCATATCGGCTGTATAGAAATCAATACCAGAATTAAAAGGTTCTGAAAAAGAATAGAATCCAAACTGGGTCATGTTATTGCTCCGTCAATGCCATGGAGACATCGTAATAAACACAACCTGCCGGCAAATCTCGTCTAATCAAAGATTCACTATAAGAATCAACATAGCAATTGTATTGCTCAAAACCCCCGCTTGGCTCTAGTTGAATAGATATAGAAACATAATTTGATGTGTTAGCAACGCCAAATAAAAAATCACGCGCAGCTCTGCTGTCTACAGTCTTATTTGCTAAATTTGGCAAATAAGACCATGTTAAGTTAAATTGTTTTTTATTTTTTGTATAGAATCTTCTTCTGTGTCCAGAAGCTAAATCTATATCATTTGCTGAAATTTGCTCAGTAATACTAACTTTTCTGTTATGTGCTGTTAATTCTGTATTATTGATTGATAGTAAATTTGCTATTGACATTACAAGCCTCTATTGATCCCATTATAAGAATTTATAACACGGCTTTCAAGACCGGCTGCTTTTTTGTTTCTTGGCAAAACTGTAGTGTTATATTTCTTCATCATTGAGTTAAACCACTCTGGTTCACCAATAAAGTTGTCAACATAAATATTTACATTCTGTGTTGAATAATTTTCTCCGCCTGTGCCTGCTGTATTATTTATCCTCATATTTGGCATATTTATACTTGGCACACTCGGCATTGTTGGCAAGTTTGGCTTTGACAACCTAAGCGAATTCATACGATCCAATACGTCTGTACCAATTCGCTGAACTGCTTTATGATTAATTACATACTCCCCACCGTGGAGAACTGCTGGTATTCCTTGCTGAGCTGGTCCATATGTCATACCGCCAGCACCATACATCATTCCACCCTTCATATATGCCATTCCACCACTCATATAAGAGCCAACTTTTCCACCACTATAGAGCTGAGGCAATTTGGGTAATGTTATAAAGTCTGAAACTTTTTTACCACCGAGACCAAAAGGCAGAGGGATGCCAAGTATGGTTTTTGGGAAACCAAAGTCGCCAAGACCCCCAACCAATTTATTGAATAAACCGCTAACTCCGTTAACAATAGTCTTAAAAGTTTCTGGAATTAATTTAATACCAGCAACTATAAGATCAATAGCGCCACCTATTACCGTTTCAATAGCATCACCAATAAATGAAATAATTGGTTTTATAAAATCCCAAACAGCTTGAAATGCTGTCTTTAATCCATTCCAAACAGTTATAATTTTTTCAATAGCAAAACCAATAGCTGAAGTTATAAATCCACCAATGGTTTTGAATATTTCAACAAGTTTATCTTTTGCCCAAAGTATGTTACTAACAAAATTTTCCCATCTTTGTTTGATGAAATCAATCGCCCAAGCAATTACGTTATAAAGTATGTCATACATTTTATCAAATATTGGAGATACAAAACCCCAGCCTGCTTTAATTGCATCCCAAACAAAATTAATACCTTTCTTCAATAAATCCCAAGCTCCACCAAGTACGATCCCTATAACATC